ATTCCACATAGTGCTCCACACATCAGGAATCTCTTCCCAACGAGCTACCATTTGATTGAATTTTTCTTCTGGTATGTTGTGGATACTTTCATACTGAGTTTTCATTTCAATCACACTTACAGTCACATCAGGCAACAATCCAGGAATAGCCAGATAGCGTTCTAACTCCCACAGGTTAGTGAAGGTATTGGATACAATAACATCACAACCTTGGCTCAGGCGGCGAACTGTATTGGAGTAACACCAATCATGAGCAGCGCCAAGAAGAAGAGAATTAAATTTATATTCTTTACCCGTTGTAAAGAACATATCAGCTTCATAGTGATATGTTTCCCAATCTAATAACTCTTTTGCTTTGGTGGATTTACCGGAACCTGGCAATCCTCTAATAATGTATAGATGTGGCATAATTATTGTACTCTCACTGGTTCCATAGCATACATGTACCAATCGGGCACATGCGGTAAATTGTTTTTGGCGTTAAATTTTTCTACAAACTCGTAAGCTTCGTTGGCATCGTCGAAGTATCTTTGTTCATCAATCTTTTGACCCCATCCACGTTCACTTTCAATAATATCAACACGAAATTTCATTTTTCTCTCCTCTCTTAATATGAGTCTATTATACAAAGAATTGTAGGAAATGTCAAGAGGTAATTATATTAGATCGTTGTAGGGAACGGGATGCCAGCCTAATCGAGCAAGATCTTCACGTACTTCGTCGGTTATATGCCCTTCGGGGACCGATTGAGGATTTACTGGACCATCACCCCAATCACCGCCCCATATACCACTACAGTAATAATCCATGTAGTTGCCTTCTCCCCGTATTTCTGCAATCATTCCACCGGCATATCTCCATGAACATGACCAAACCTCGTCGCAGAGAATTGGAAATATTTCCAACGGTTGCCACTGCATATTACAAAAAGCAGCATATAGATTTTGCGCATAGTGCGGCTGTGTTTGTATCTTTTTAATCATCCACTNAGCGGACTTTAATTCTGCTTCTAAATCTCTGCTATTTTTTTGCACTTAAAAATGTCCATGTCCAACTAACGCCACCACAGGCAGCAATTACTTCTTCTAATACTTCAATGGGCACATATCCGTATACAGTGTTGGTAGGATGTTTGTAATCTTCAGCATACGGCATTAACTCGGCAAATTCTCTGCTAGGATATCCTATTTCAACTTCCGAGTATGGACCATGGTTTGTTCGTGGATCACAGTACATCGCCTCGCCTGCTTGAACGCTGATCCTAGTACCATCCATTAGCACTAACTGTGGGGCAGGTCCTTTAAATTTAAAACCGCTGACCTCAGTTATTCTGTCTGCGCCATCAAGAAACTTTTGTAGAGAATATTCAATGTCCATACTTGGAAATTATCACAGCCAACAAGACAGCAACAGTCCAACAAACGCCGGCAGCAACCAACAGGTGATTCTGCCGGACCCATGTTTTAACAAATAACCATGCTACAGGGATATCAATCATTATTCAACTCCAAAGTGTTTCTTAATTTCATCAATAGGGTGTAGATATTCTTCGCCTGGCCTACTCAATTTAACAACATAGGGCATAAGAATATCAATACAATCCAGCAGGATCAGCTCAGCAAACTCTTCCGCCTCTGGATACGGCGTGTTTTCGTAACTGCCGTTGCCATACTCGTGGGCGTGTTCGTTGAGAATCTTTAGTAGACCTGACGTTTCCAGTAAATTTTTAATCCGCTGGTTCATCATTTGGCTCCAAAATGTTCTTTAATTTTCCAGCTTGCGTGAATCTTAGATTCGTCACATTGACACTCATCCGGAAGTAAATTAATACATTCCCACACAATCAACTTGGCGAACTTTTGTTCGAACAAATCCGAATTCACAGATAATATGATATTTGACTCGGGGTGCCGGGTGGTAGCATATTCTCTAGCCTGCTCAGCAAGTTCTCTAATCCGCTCGTTCATTTTACAAACCTTGGAATTCCGTTTTTACTGCTATCATAATGAAAGTTATCTAGTGTTGTTAAGAGATTTTCTAAATCATTAGAAGGATGTCTATCAATTATCGTATGATTGTCATCTATCAGCATATAGTAAAGCATACCTTGACTGCTAGTAATACTTTCTAACTGTTGTTTAAAAATATGTTGTAAATCCTTGATGTTCATGGTTCATCTCCAAGGTAATTTGTTGTCTACTTATAGGAATAAATCCCAATCTCTATTTGTATTATACAGGATAATAACAAAAAGTCAATAAAATTTTATTGTGCTAAATGTAATAATAAAGAATATTCTTCGTATGCTTTTTTTACTGCAGGATTAGTTTGGCGAATGTATGACTCTTTGCGTTCTTTATCTATGAGCATTTCAAATGTATATTGATGGCCTATGTTGGTACTGTAATTATAAAATTTTCCCTCCATTTCGACCAAATTAGCCAGTCTACTTTCGGGTATTTCAATAGTTAATAATTTTTCTGTTTTATACAACGAAGTTGTGTTCATTATGTCGGCTCTTGTAGGATCGATAAAAAATGAAGGATCACGATGATATCTAGCACACCGTTTGTTGGTATCTATAATCGAACATTCATATTTCTTACAGAACTCTTTAATTTCTTCATGTTTATTGGATGAACTCATGTTGTCCTCTATGTTTAAACAGCCATGGGTGCTTTAATCGGCGGATGTGGATTGTATCCATCCAGAGCAAAATCATCAATGGTATATTCATTCCATTTTTTGCCAACTGTCATTAATAGTGTTGGCAATTGTCTTTCATCTCGTGCTAGTTGTTCTTTAACTTGGTCAATGTGGTTGGTATAAATATGACAATCTCCCCCAGTCCACACAAAATCTCCAACTTTTAGATTACATTCTCGAGCAATAATGTGTGTTAATAAACTGTAACTTGCTATGTTAAATGGAACTCCTAAAAACATATCACAGCTTCTTTGGTATAACTGACAACTGAGCCTGCCATCAGTAACGTCAAATTGACTTAGAACATGGCAAGGGGGCAACGCCATTTGATCTAATTCACCAGGGTTCCACGCACTGATAATATGTCTACGACCGTGCGGGTCATGTTTAATTCCATCGATTAATTTTTCTATTTGATCAATTTCAATAACATGGGGCATTGCGGTTTCTAGATCTGGATTCCAATAAGGTTTCAGGGTTCTCCAGTGTCTCCACTGTACTCCGTAAACCCGACCCAGATCCCCATCATAATTACTTAATCCACGATCAATCCAATATGGAGCATTGGCATTTTCGGTCCATATTGTTCGATTTTTCAAGTCACGATTGCCGTGTAAAATTTCAGCAAGTCTGCGTTCGTCGCCAGACCCTTCTAAAAACCATAGAAGTTCGCTAACAACTGCCTTCCATGCCAGCTTTTTGGTTGTAGTTGCTGGAAATCCCTTTTGTAAATCAAACCTCATCTGCATACCAAATACAGACAACGTACCTACTCCTGTTCGATCCTCTTTTACCTTACCGTTATCTAGTATGTATTGAAGTGCTTGTTTATATTCTTTCATATTTTTCCACCTTACACGACCCAAGGTCAATTTCTTCGATAAATTTCATTTCGGAAAGAAATTCTGATAAATTGATTCTAGTGTCACAGGGGTATTCTCCGTTAATTTTTGTAATCAATGCTTGTTCTATTATTGGCCTAGCCTGTTTTAAAATAGCAGGACCTCCTATTACAAATACATCTTTATCAGAATGTCGTTCTTGAATGTAATTTAGTCCAGACACTACATCCCCTCTAATTTGCTCAACTTGTTGATTTTCAAAAAAGTTGTGAGTAAAGACTACATTGTGTCTTTTTGGTAGAGGTTTTGGCATGTCTGGGCTTTCCCAACTGCGCCTGCCCATTACTACAACCTGATCTTGGGTTGTTGAGCGGAACCATTTCATATCATCTCGGTTTGCCGGCCACGGCATATTTCCATTATTTCCCATGCCTCCGGCATCATCAACCGCAAATAAGGCAATGATCATATATCATCTTCTTTCAAAAGAGCTTCTAAAGTTTTATAATTTTCGTATGCTATTTTTAGAGCTTGAAATTTTTCTAACTTAGCAGGATCAGGAACCAATATGGCCAATCGTTCTTCTATCTTGTTCATAAACTCAACAAGACTGCGTTCACCGATTTTAATATCACCTCCGTCGGGAATAGTTATATTAGAGTTGCCCCCCCAAGAGGAAGAATCAGGAATAAAAGAATATGAATTTCCAGTAGTACCAGCACCCCCGGATCCTATAGAGATTGTACTAATGCTGCTAGTTCCTGGGCCGGAGCCACCGATAGTTGTGGCTCCATATCCATAATCTCCAAGATCTATATCGATGTTAACATCGGTATAATCTTTGTCGGCCATACTAAGCAGCCTTGGCTTCTTTGCGAGCGTTCTTTTCTGCTGTGATTTCGTTGCGACGAGACTTGACTAGTTTAGCAACTTCTTGTAGAGCCTTGCGAGCACGTGTTCCTGCTGCACCATTACCTGCTGTGAATTTAGCATCTTCAGCTAGGAAATCTTCAAAGTGCTGCTTTAATTGTTCTACTGTGTTTGACATAATATTTTCCTTTTAAAAATGATCGTTTGATGATCATAATAAAGTATATATTCTTATCTACTAAGGTACAACCTCAATAGTGAGTAAATAAAACAGAATGTTAACCAATTTTGAAAATATACCATTTAATGAAATCATTAGGTTTGGCCAGCGTACAATGCTAGACCAAAAACTGTTTTCAACTAGCTGGATACTAGGTCGATTCTGTAACTATAAATGATAAATAACATAAATAAGTACAAAAGAATAATATGAAATTAACAAATGACTATGTGTTAAATATTCACTCAGGTAGTATTTCTCGCAAAATAAAAAGAGATTTTCCGGAAGATTACAGAAAGATAGCTTCTATGGATCCCCTATTATCATTCAAAGAGAAAGTATACCTATATCTAAATCCAACTAAAAATTTTAAATGTAAAAAATGCGGGACCAAAACAAAAGTTTTTAGATATTCTCAAGGGTTTACTGAGCATTGTTCTACTAAATGCAGAGGAAGAGCTCCAAGAAACAAAATTAACCAATTGCCAACGGTAAAGGAATCAGACGTAACGTTATGGCCTTTAAAAACTACACTTTTTAACATTGTAAAAAATCCTAATTATTCTAAAGCTCAAATAAAAAGAGAATTCTTTGATTTTTATTGTTATCTTGAAAATAACAGTACCGTTAAAAATTTTAATGAAAAATTATATCTTTATTTAAATAACGACCATCCTAAATATTGCGTTGTATGTGGCAATAATACTATTTTTGATCCTGGTAAATTTTCTTACAAACAGTTTTGTTCTAAAAAATGTGCCAACAATTATAATAGAAAATATCTAACAGGTGGATACAATCATAAATATTTTGAACAATATCCTAAAGAAAAAAATAAACCTGCATATTTTTATTTTATAGAGTTATCAGATGAAGTTAGAAAAAGTTTTTTAAAAATAGGAATTACATGTAGAGAGTTTACCTATAGGAAAAATGAAATTTGACGGCAAAAAATATACAGCTAGGATATTAGAAATAAAACAAATGACGTTATATGAGTGTCATTTATTAGAAACTAAATTAAAAGAAAATTTAGATATACGTAGATACACACCTTTAAAAGAAATTTCAGGTAAATCAGAATGTTTTAATTTTAACGAAAAGAAAAATATATGGAGGTTAATTTGAAGAGACACGATATTGAATTTGCTAAAATACCCTTTAGGGATATTGTGAAATTTGGGCAAAGAACAATGTTAACCAACCCGCTGTTCACAGTAAGTTGGATATTGGGCAGATTTTGTAACTATCGGTAATTGAATGCCGCTTTATACAGCAATGTATATCGAACACTCCTTTAATTGCTGGAAACTCCTGAAATAGGACAATCAGCAGCCAAGCTCGAAAGAGAAGGTTCAACGACTAGTCGAAAGACGTAGGCCCAAGTGGGTCGAAACGGGGAGCAACCTAAATGGTTGAAGATATAGTCTAATCTATATGGTAACATATAGCAGGATATGTTCCGAAATAAGTGTAACGTCCTTATTTGAATATCATGGTTCTTATTGCTGGCCCTATGCCCGCAGTGACCAACAAGATTACCAACCATTAGATGTTTACAAGAACACAGTAGACGAGATCAAACGGCAGGCCCGTGCTAATGGATTCACTGAATTCCACTGGAGCTTCAGCGGCGGCGAACCCACTGCCTACAAGGAGTTATTGAATCTCATCGAGCATCTCCAAGATAATTGTTATCAAAGTATCCATATGACTACAAACCTAAGTCCAGGTAGTAAATGGTGGAATGGTTGGTTAGAAGCAACATCAAACATGCAGAGGCGTAGCATCACAGCCAGCTATCACGCAGAGTTTGCTCGTGAGCAAGAGTTCGGTGACAAGTGTCTAATGCTACAGCGTAATGGTGTCTATGTGACTATCAATCAAGTTATGGTACCCGAACTGTTTGACGAACTGTACGATCGTTGCAGTAGATTTGCCGAGCGTGGGATCAATGTCACACTGAAACCTCAAAGTGATCCTACAGCCAGCAGGATAGTAGATGGCTACACTGAGGACATGATCCACAAGATGCAGACAGGATTTACACAGAAGGCCCTCGGTGAAGAGATTTATCAAATAGCATTGTATGATCACGAGAACAACGAATATCTTTTTGATCAGGCAGAAAGATTTAATGCCTTTGGATTTAATAAATTTCAAGGATGGTCTTGTAACAGTGGATATCAGAGTGTTATAATAAGAAGTAATGAAGTAAAGAGGTCGTACAGTTGTCACGATCAACTACTAGGAACACTAACAGAAGGATTTAAATTGTTTGAGTCACCACAACGATGTATTACACCAACCTGTGTGAGTTCGGCTGATTCAAAAATACCCAAATGCAAAAATTAGATATTGAACATTTACTATTTTGGTTTGACGCTATTAGAAATAGTCCTGATCCTAAAAAAACATTAGACAGTTTTTGGAAAGGACAAATACGATCAAAAGTTTGGTTAATCAAGCAGTTAAGATCACACATACAATCGGGGGTATCCATTGATATTCACGGTGGCTGGAATGGTGTTTTAGCCAGCATGATCTTTCAATCTTCAATCTTAACCAAACACATTCGCAGTATAGACATCGATCCTTCCTGTGAAGAAATTGCTCGAACGGTTAATAAATTAGAAGAAACCGTTGGAAAATTTTCAGCAATAACCGCTGATATGTGTGATGTTGATATTACAGCTGATGTGGTAATTAATACCAGCTGCGAACATATTACACAGACACAGTATAATGAATGGTTATCTCATATTCCTCGAGATAGTTTAATTCTATTACAAAGTAATGATTACGAAATAGAAGAACATGTTCGTATTGCTAAAACACTTGATGAATTTAAAAAACAAAGTCAATTAGACATCATTTGGGCGGGCGAGTTAGAACTTCCTTTATATAATCGATGGATGATTATTGGCAAAAAGATTA